GGTGTGAGCAAATGCCTGCGTGATATCCAGACTCACGCGGAGTATATCAACGACAAAGCAGGGTTCTTCTGACGGGCGGCGGCACAGGGATGTGCCTTTAAATAATTCTGTACAGATTGCAGGTGAATAGCGTACTATTACCTCAAGGGTAAACGGATTGGTTTCATTTTTATTAATCCGTGTAATGAACTTATGAGATATGAGGTAATGTCATGCGAAACGAAAAATTGCAGATGCGTAGAGCGCAAGCTGCCGCAAGACGTTCTTTCAATGGAAGCGTAGAGTACGTAAAAGTTACTATGACAAAAGATCACGCAAGTCGCGTATCCAGCGCTTTCTTTGATTCTCGTAACAATAAGGAAAATTATGAGTTTGTCTGCGTCGCAGAATGATAAAAATCAAATTGTCAGATATAAGGGTCGAGTATTGCATACGCAAAATTTCTCGGCCCTTTGTGCATCTGATCTTGAGCTGAAGAAAGTATCTGATGCATTTACCCAGTATTGGAAAACGGGATACCATCCATCTCTTGGTAAAGATGCCGCATTTGCTCGTCCGACAGAAATGCTTAAACTAAATGTCAGGCATACTCATGTCGATAACCAAGACTATATTCCAGAAGATAGTGATAAAAAACACACTGGTAAAAAATCATCCTGGGATGCATGGAAAAATATAGCGTCTGTACAAGTAAAATGCATACCAACAAGTGATTGCTTTTTAGTTTATTCGGTAAATCACAATCGTGATGCGCTGGTTATGTTTTTTGTTGACGCAGATGCTCACAACATAACTGAGCAAGAAGAGTTTAAAGAGGCAGCAATCACTATCAGTTATCAATTCTTTGAGAAAACAAAAACAAAACCAATGCCTTTAGAAGAAGATCTTTTTTCTGATAAATGGAAGGAATAGCCCGCACTGCGGGCTTTTTTGTGGACGAAACAAAAGTCAGTGCTACACTCATTGACGCCACATTGAGGTGGCTTATAGATGGAAATTTCAAATGAAAAAAGCATTTGCTGCACTGTTCGTTTTGTTGTCTCTGGTAGCTTCAACTCAGGCCTTTGCCGGTCGTTGTCAGCACGACAGCGATACTGCCGCTGACGGCTCCCGCTGCGGTGGGCGTTCTGCGGATTCCCGCCCGGGCGGCGGTGGCATTCGTTAAAAACAAGGCCGCGAAAGCGGCCTGTGACATGTCACGTCCCTTTTCTGAATGATAGCCATTCGAAAAATGATGACATTCCACCGCAGACAATAACAAAGATGATCCCACCAAAGAAGAGAAGGCCAGCCTGCCACCACTCCCACCGCCATACATCCACAGCGCCAACCATACCAACAATCGCTCCAACAAATGGAATATAGCTCACGATGAAAGCAATGGGGGCTGCAATTATCCAGTGCAATCCCCACCATGATTCAAGCCCAGCCATAATTGCTGCCAACTGAAAAAGACCAACGACGATATAAACAATGAATCCTATCGCTTGCATGTAGTCACCTATTTACCCAGTAAAAATCAGAGGCCTCCCCTCAATAAGGCTTGCAACAAGAACTATTCCCTGCACAACAAAGATGAACCAGCAAATAGCTTGAGTCTGAGGGTTAAGAAAATATTTGTAGCGGTCAATAAATAACAACCCACCAGAAATTATCACACTCAAAATAATTAAAAACAAAACACTTCCTTATTGCGGAGTGACATCCTGAGGTCGCCACCAGTATGTCTGATTAAACTCTTTCTTCGAACGTTGCTCCATTTTACGCAAATAGCCTGGTGAAAAATACTCCTGCATCTGGTTAAAGATCATATGATCGAGAGCCGCCTTTAAGTACCAGAGATTCGCACCTGGCATCAAACCTTTCCCCAGCTTCACCAGATCACCACCAGTCTGCTCATTCTTCCCCTCCACAGCATTTAACGGTATGCCCTGAGCAATCTTCACAACGTCATCAACCAGACCAGCTACCGGGCCAAGCATCGACGCCAGCGCGCCGCTTCCGTACCTAGTGTGATCTGACAATAAAAAGTCACCGTAAAGGCCAAGACCACCACCTTTCAGTAGAGCACCAAGCCAGAATTTTGCGGCATCTTCTCCTGTCATATCTCGAGGATTCCGACCAGACGCAAGGTCGTTAAGTTGCTGCGACAAAGCGCCAAGAATGGTCGTACTGGCAATAAACGTCGCAATATATGCCGCACGCCCACCAGCAGACGGCATCCCCATAGCGCGTGACCAGTGGCGCATAACCACCGAGATAGGGAACGATTTAAACAGGAAAACACTTCTCGTTAATTCACCTTTCCATGTTCCACGCTGAATACCAGAACCGGTTATCAGTTGCTCACGTGCTCCCGGTGTAATAACAGCCATATCAACTTCTTCAGTTACGGCACCGAGCAGTTTACGCATTGCCTCAAATTTCACGCGTTCAGGCTCACCAAGATGTTTAACTGCTGAATCAGGGATACGCATAATGCTTTCCGGTGTCAGCATCGTATTATTACCGTTCCCCCAGTCCTCCTGTTGCGCCAGCTTCCATACGCTCCAGTCTGTGTCAGTAATCCCTTTGCTTTTCAGGATACGAAAATCAGAGTCATCGAGGCTACGAAGGTCTGGTGTCCGTGACACTACTTCCCCCATGCTTCCCATCATGGTTACGCCATAGGCGCGCTTGTGCGCATCTGACCATGCTGTAAGCCCACTGGCACGCATTACAGCCGTTGCCGCCCAACGAGACACTGACGGCCCCATATTATCCATCGCCCAGCGGTTAACGCTGCCAAGTAGAGATTCCATCGCCAGACCAGCGCGGCGCGCCCGCGCAAGTTCTGTACGGTTCGTTGGGTCCATAGCTTCAAGCTGGTTGCGGAATAACTGGTTCATTGGAAGGTTGGTCACCTTCGCAGACAGATACATGGTTCCAAGATCAGAGAACGATGATAGCAACGCGGATCCGAGTCTGCTGGCAACCAGCCAGTTGCGGATATTGTCAGACCATCGCGCGATGTGCGGATTCGCTACAGGCTGTGTCTTTCCGGAAATAAAGTTGTACAGATTCTCTGTGTTGTTCGCCAGCCGCTCGACTTTACCGGTTTTACTCGGGTTAGCTGTTGCCGTTTCTGCCTTCACCTGATCAAGAAGAGAGCGGAAAACATGATCGGGGTTTGTGCCATATGTTTCCACCAGTGCAATATCTTTACTGATACCTTCCAGGTGACCGACCATGATTTCCCATAGAGAGCGATCGCCATAAAGTTGCTGATATTGCAGATAGGAATCTGCATCTTTGAAATGTATCTGTCGTGATGCATTACCACGGTTAGCACGTGCGCCGGAAATTCGCATTCCGGTATCAGTAAGCTTATTCAGCCCACCAGTAGCGATCGTGTTATAAGCCTCTCCAAGAAATGCAGACAACTCGGCATCATTCATCAGTTGTCCATCGGCTCGGATATAATATTTGCGATCCAGCTTACCTATAACATCGCTAACCCACTTATCCTTTGATACCGCCCCAACCTTTTCCATAGAATGATGTTGAGGGATCCCCCAGTTTTCGAGATAGCCAATGTCCCCACCAGCATCATTAAACCGGCGGCGCAGTAGATCTGTCACTTCTCTCCACGCCTTAGCACCTTTTCTTGCTTTAGCATTGCCAGTATTTTGCCCTCGCATTTCATATACCAGGTCACGTACGCCCGCTTCATCTTCAAACAGACCAAAAAAGCGAGGATCAACTGCTTCGAATGCCTCCTGCAATTGACTCAATGCATAATCACGAGTGGCTTTTGTTCTGGACTCAACAGAGAGGAAATTCGATTTACCGTCTGCATTAAAAGCAATAGTACGGTTAAGAGCGCCAAGTTTCCCATCAGCCCCTTGATAGCTATTGATAAATTTATCCAATCTCTGACGTGCGGCTATAGTGATGGCCACACGACGTTTCTTTAATGCCGCTTCTCGCTGTAATTCTTCAGATGCCAATTGTGCTGCACGATATAGCCGCTCTGATTCGGAAAGTTGTCTCCACGACATCGGGTCATCACGAGCAATGGAGCGCATATTTCGATAAATGCGGTCTTCAATGTTCTGTATTTCTCGCGCCGTTAACGTGCGCTGCGCCGCCTGCTGGACCGCTTGTATACATTCCTGTCTCATTTAATTTAACCTCTCAAGAAACACGCCACAGCGACATCAAACAGGCTGGAATCCTGTATTGCCTGCTCACTTTCCCTGTTCGCTTCATCCAGTACTTCACGCGCACTGCGCGATTGTGGATTACCATCATCATCCAGCACGGTGATTATCATGTCCGGAGATTCAAGCAGCGAGTCTTCAGCTATACGCAGATCAATATCTCCTGCCGGATCTGCCATCATTTTTTGTTCTGTCTGTTGCAATATCTTACCGGGCTCAAAAGGAGCTACTTCGTCTGGCGTCCTGACCTCTGCTGTTTTATAGAATGAAACAGCCTGAGCATTAAGTTCACTTTCTGCCTGCTGTCGTCGTGCCAGTTCTGCTCGAGCTTCAAAAAACTGACCTCCAGGCTCGTGCGGCGCCAACGCGTTACGAGAAAATTCCAGGCGTTCTTGTGCCTGCCGGATTCGTTGGTCAATATCGCGAAGTCTGGCCTGTTTATCTGATCGAGCACGAGATAAAGCCTTACCGCTACCGGTTGGCTCTTCTGCAAGAATTTGTGCGCGCTGTTCAGTGAGATTTTCAATAATTCGTTGGCTATTAGCGATTTCAGACTGGTAAACCTGTCTATCGCCACGCGACAAAAGCTGCGCGGCCTGTTCTTCAAGCAACCGATTTTCTATAGCGCGCGCCGTTACTCCATCATCTACAGATGACAGAGCCTCATTAACTGCCTGAGATAGCAGACTCTTGCGCCCAGGAATTTCACTGAAAGATGCAGACTCAACAATGCTGGCAACGTCTACAGGTCTCCCCTGGCTAACATCAGACATGGCTTTTCGCAGAGCCTGAATGTGCGAATTACGCGAAAGCACGTTGATCGGAACGCCGGGAGCAATATCAATTTCAGCATGATGAGCGGCATTCGCCGCCAGTGCAGCATCAATATCAACTGGTGAAAAATTTGGTGCGCTTGTAGACTCGCCGCGAGAGTTAATAAATCTGCCGACACCACCAAACGCCACCCCAAGAACAGCATCAATAGCAATTGCCTGTCGATCCAACACATCATACTGGTTAGCCATTTCGCTATAGCCACCATCACGAAGCGTTTTTGCAGTAAGCCCACGCTGTGCCATACCGAACGCAATATTTGTACCTGCGGCATAGGCAATATCTGGCGTTGCACGTACTGCTGTTGCTGCGGCGCGTCGCACTGAACTCTCACCCGTCCGCGCAAGCTGAGCCGCCACACCTTCCGCCAGCGCACCACCAGCACGTAACCCGAGGCTCATAGGGATCAGTGTTCCGGCACCAGCAGTAATACCATGCACTAATCCCGCTTCCTGCGCCGTCCTGAAATCAACACCCTGTGCTGTCAACCGTTCAAACTCAGAAAAACCCTGTAGCGAAGTTACCGCCGCTGCACCTCCGACAGGACCACCGAGCGTTGTACCAACAACAGCCTGCCCGCCCATATCGAACAACCCATAAAGAACCTGCCCGGCGGTTCCGGTTGTCGCGGCATCAGGCGTCAGCCGCTTAACCTGCTGCTCTGCTAGTTTTCTCTGCTCGGCAATGTATGAAACTGAAGTATCATTGAGCGAGGTGTTTTCGTTAATAAACTGAGCAATCGGGGATACGATTTTATCCATCCCTGCCCATAGCAACTGATCTGGCTTTGCCACCAGCCCGGAGTACAAACCAGACAATGCCGCTCCTACAGCATTGTCGAAAAAACCAACATCGCTGTTAAAGCCAGCTGGATTTGATGCTGCTTCGTCAAGCTGCTGATTCTGGTTTACTGGATTAAGGCCAAAGTAACTCATTGCGGAATATCTCCGGAGAATCTCTGACGCTTCTGTGTCAGATTAAGAACAACGGGAGAACCATCATCTTTCAGTAGATAACCAGTACCAAGTTTCACCAGGTACTGACTATCGCCGTAACTTTGCAAACCATACTGACCAGGCGGTGTTTTTATCCCGGAGCCGACAACTTGTTCATTCCAAGCCTGATTAACCTGCTTATCGAATTGCTCTGCAGACATTCCCCACGGCAAAAGGACATTCCCCATTCCGTTATAGTCATGCACGCCACCTGTAGCTACGTTAACAGCCTGTTTCCAGACATCATTGTCAATTTCGCCTGATACCACGCCTTTTTTCGCCATCACACCAGCGTAATAATCCTTTGCGATCTCGTATGCCATTGATGCTCCCTGAGCGTCACCAGCAAATGCATCCTTCACCATGTCAGAAAACTCAAAGCGAAGATCAGCATCTTTAGGCATCGGAATACCTTTCGCGTCATCAGTACCTTTACGAGCCGCCGCGCCAGCAAGAATTGTCTGCGCAGCGGTTTCAGGAGACACGGAAACATCCGGATTAAACCAGTTTTTTTCTGCCAAAATACCACCTGGCTTATCCATCAGTATCCCGGCAACGGCAGCAGATGGAGCGTTGGCACTGATCTGCTGTAGTGCTGACATATACACCTGCCCACCACCAGTGCTCTGCCTGATGGTATCGAGATATGCTGCCTGTTGGGAAACGGGCGCATCACGAAAGAAAACACCGATCTGATTGGCCTCGTCTTTGGAAAAGAACGTCAGTGGAGTGCCATATGACTTAGCAAGGTCACTGACCTGAGCAGCTCGCAAGGCAACGCTCTGTCCAAAGTTATCCTTATTGCTCATGTCGATAGGCTTTGCCTGTCCGGCGGCAAGAGAGAACTGTACAGGATCAGCCTGTCGCTGCTTTATCACCTGACTTGCAGCCGACACAACGTTGTCATAAAGAGCGGCTCGTGCCGCATAACCCTCCCCTGTCTCACCAGTATCCGGGCGTAATTGCTCAACATATGCTGTAATGCTGCTTGTCGGCATGTTGCGGAAAGAGCCTATATACTGTCCGGCGATTTGCGTATTTCTGAACTCGGTATATCGCAGGTTTCCTTCTCTGACTCCATAAGCTGCAATAAAATCAGCCTCACCAGGTGGGTTAGGAAATTCAACGCCACGCATATACGCAGCTGTCGCATCGCGAACCTGGCTGTCAATCATCGTTTTATATTCAGCCTGCTGCTGCCGACGCAGTTGATCCGCCTGTCGCATAAAACTTGCCTGCGCCTCAGGAGATGCCGCATCGAATGCTGCATTACCGGTATAGCGTTTGGTGTTGGTTGGAATTGTTGATAAACCAAGTGCTGCACTGACACCAGCAGTTAACTGCTGATCACTGTATGGCTGGCTACCGTTCTCATGATGGATAATGGCTGCACAAAGCGCCTTCAGGGTATCAGGATTAGATGCATCGAGAGGCTCATCAGCAGAAACGCCAAGTTGTTCGCACACTGCTTTGATATACGACATAGTGTCATTTTTATCAGTAGGCGGTGCCCAGCGATTAATTATCTCGCTGACGGTATCAATACCCTGCCTCTGATACGACATCAGGTTCCGCCCTAATGCACGAATCCCGTGTTCAGGTGTTTCGAATTTAGCAAATCGACCATCATCACCGGTCTGGCCTACCCACGGATTAGTTTTGCTGTATTCGAGATTTCCTGGGTTATTGTTGCGTATGCCACGGGCACGCTCGGAAGAGTCACTATCTGCTACAGCACGGCGAGCTCCAGCAGCAATATCACTTAACTCGCCATTACTTTGGATGAATGCGGTCGCATTGTTTGCCGACCACTGGGACAATGCGGCATCAGCAACCTTCTCTTTAAACTCGATTTTCTTGGCCTGTATTTGCTCGTCGCTCCAGCCATGCGCAATGCCATAATCCTCAATTTGCTGGAAAGTTTGCTTATTAGCCAATACGTATGCGGCGTTGTCGCCATACAATGCTGCGGCATTTTTACCATTGTTCAGCAGCGTCGCCTGAAACTGGCCTTCTTCGTAGGCATTTATTTGCCCTATCTCGTGCCGCCCGGCCTGCATAGTGAACTGAATACGCTGCTGCTGCGCCTGCTGCATGAAAGCATTACGAGCCTGTTCATCCGGCAGCGACATAGCCAGTTGTTCGATCTGAGCATCAAACTGCTGCGTATACTCCTGACCTTTTCCAATAGCATTTTTCCCTTTCAGGTTAAGCAAACCTGTTTCAGGGTTATTCAGCAGATCGCTGCTTATCTGGCTTAAGCTAAGAGAAGCATCCTGAGCCATAGCAACATTCGCACGCTGTTTTGCCTGCGCAATAATACCTGCATATTGCTCTGCAACATCGCCAAGTACATTACCGACATTTGGTGTCTGAAACGATGAGAATCCCTGCGTCGAAATCCCTCTGCTCTGAACCTGACGGCCCGATGTTGTTGGTACAACTGGCATCTTATTATCCCCTTATCGACCGGTTGGAGTGCCAACAGCAGCAGAAATCGGCGCAGCCTTCTGAGAGAACGGGCTCCACGTTCCGCCGCCCATCTGGTATGCACCGTATGCTTTTAGTGGTGCCGTTAACAAAGTGCTGGTCATCGATGATTTAGCAGCCGACTGAGCAGCAGCCCCCTGTGCCTGAGCATTCATTCCCTGTACCTGATACCCATATGCCTCACGCTGAGCATTATTCACTGTCGTTAACGCATCAAGAGTGCCGAACTGAGCATTATCCGCAAAAACGTCAAGAGCTGTTCCGCTACTTAATTCCGCACCGGTAGCCCCCATAGTGGCCGCCATAGTGCCTGAGCGTTGACGCATTTCACGACGACGCTGATCCGCTTCAATATTCCCACGATTGATTGAATCCTGTGCCTGAGCTTCAGCAATTTCAGCATTCCGATCAGCTATGGCTGACTGGTATTTTGCCTGCTTGCTCTGGCTGTACATTGACGCGGCTGTGGATGCCACTGTGACGGCAACCAAAGCTATGGCTGGGTTACACATTTTTTCTCTCCATGTGAAATCTGTGGAAATTAAGACCAAGAGCACCATAAGGCGCGGCTTCTTCAAGCCTGAATCCAAGCCAGTGGAGCCATGCTTTGGCAACATGGTTTCGCTCGTCGACGTAGTTTTCCAGACGCGGATAAACTGCCAGCATCTGCTGCAATACAGGGCGGCAGTGGCGAAGAAATGTCTTCTGATATTTTTCAATACGGCTGGTTCCTACCAGCCATGGCGTACCATTGCCACCGATCATTGACGCCGGAGATACACCAAACATGGTTACCAGTTCTCCGTTCGCGAACCCTGACCAGGCCATAGTCGCAGTGCGAAGACCAACAAGCAGCGCATCTTCGGTAGTCATCAGCGATACCGCATACAGTTCGTCAATATCAGCCTGACGAACATCCGGCAAAATCATCTGAAGATGCTCTTCGGTAGCGGGAATAATTCGAACATCGATCATCAGAATCCCCCAACAGTAAGGCGAGGAATAACGGCAAGAACAGACAGCGGCAACGGGTCAAGCTGACGGATTCTTACACGTCCGTTTTTGCCCCAGTTACTGTCCAGTTTCACTTCTACTTTTCCGGTAGCGTCATCAACAGGATCATCGTAGAACTCGAATTCACGCTGTGGATATTCGTACCATTTACCGCCGGGCGTAGTAGCCAAGATGCCGCGACTGGCATTCACAACCAGAGTAACGGACGGGATCACCTGTTTTTTGTCCAGCAGCGTTTCCTGTCCGTTAATGTTGATATCCAGTGTTTCGAATTCAGCAGTTATTGGCAGGCCGATGTGCACTACAGCCCCAGGTGATTCCAGCGTGACGGCACCTCCGGAAACCACTTTCTGTGGTTCCACGTTCGCATCAGAGAGGATGTTTACGGTCTGACCTTCAAGATGAGACAAACCGCCAAATGTCCGGCGCGCCATCTGCCAGTTCGTGGTGGCCACATTCCTGAGGGATGGCGGGACGTTCCTGTTAGCACGAACCACTACAGCGGTATTGCTGGTTACAGAAATGATGTCGCAACGTAATTCTTTTGACACTTCATCGCCAGGATCAGTTCCGGTATAAGGGAACTGTAGTTGAGCACCGACATCACTACTGGTGAAGTACGCACCACCAGAAACACTGATTGTATATTCCGCGCGGTAATCCCATTCGCCAGAACCACCAGTGATGATCATCGTTCTGTCAGACGTATTTCTTCCATCATAGCTAAGGCCAGAATCAACAAAGAAAGCATCTTCATCGCTGGTAAATAAACGGCTGGACAGTCGCTCGATGTATCTCACTGTTTGCCCGTTAACGGTTCGGTTAACGACGAAATACACCGCATCTTCATTGCCTTCGCTGATACTGCATGTGCTTTCATATTTTCCGGTACTGGATTGTGGTGCCCATGCAAAAACCTGCTGATCACGCAAATAGGTCATCACCAGTAATTTACCGTCATCACGAATGCAGAAGGCGCTGGAGTAAGGGACAATCGAGAAGCACCAGTCAACAATGCTGTGCTTCTGAAAAAGATGATTGGCAAGGATGGTCAGGTCGTTCCCCTGATAGCCGTCAACATCGAATGAGTAGGCCAGATCACGGACAACGCTGCCTTTCTCCTGGACGAACAAAGCAATATTCGCCACGGCAATTGGCGGGACGTTGCTTGAGCCATTTGATCCCTGAGAGCTGAATGCAAATGATGATGGGGTTAACACTTTGTTCTGGTCGCCGGTGATGACGTACTCACCTCCGGAAGTCAGCGCCACCAGCGAACCAACATCAATCAGGTGACGGATCTCATTAACCTGACGCCCGGCATAGGTGTAGATAATTCTGTCATCATCCTGCGTAGGATTGCTTTTGCCAAAATCCTTATAATCCCCAGTACGGCTGGCCCAGATAGTCTGAGGGAACGCAGTCGATGCGGCGAAGTAAAGACGTTGTTGATAATAAACAACAGTGCCAGGATAACCATTAACACTGTTCCAGGCATATTTAGCCCATTTATAGCTGGCATTATCCTCGCCAACTACCTGCGAAGGGATATAGGAAATCACCTCGGCAGTTGCAGTAGTTCCATTTGCAGCAGTGATACGGGCAATGCCAAAACCACTGTGCAGATATTCCCACTCAATGCCAGTATCATCATCACCGGATCCGCCCCAGCCATCCCATGATGTGCCTTCTGTATGCGAAGGGCGCAAAGTACCTGTTTTGCCTGCTGTAACGGCGCGATAGTAGTTACTGTCTGCACGGCGAATATCGCCAATCGACGTACTCTTACTGGTTTCCCATACCGGCACAGAATCCACTGCAGGCTGTTCCAGATAGAACAATTTGCCTACCTGCTCCGCGCCAAAAATAGAGGCGCTTGCCGTTAACGTAATTGTCCCGGTGCTGGCGCTGGCATAAACCGTCACTGACTCGTCAATATTGATATCTTCAAATGGCCCGTTCTTCGTTACCACATCAACCAGTTGCCAGTTGTCATGCGCATAGCGGCGCAACTCTTTCGGCGGGTATGCCGGGTGAACCAGCGTAAGCACGTCTGCGCTTTGCGTGAATTTAATTCGGAACAGATCGGCTTCAGTATATGGCGTGGCAATTTCATAAATAACATTGCTGCTGTTCAGCACCAACGCACCATCTTTGATAACGCGCATGTACTGGTGTCCGAACTCCAGAGCATAAGTCTGAACCGTCGAGAACTGGAACGGGATCAGGCGGCATTTCCGATTTGGGTATTTGGCGGCACCGACAAAACGCGTACCAGGTCGATTCTCAACGCCGCCATACTGCCGCACGATAAAGTTATCGCACTTGCGCAATGCCACCTGGTACTTCGCCATGTCGATACGACCGTACAACGACGGTCCAATCTCACCACCGGCAAAGCTGGGCTGGATCCAACTGATAGCCATCAGGACAACCTCGCAATGGTAAACTCGTCAACCGGTGGCTGTGGTTCCTGTGATTCATTCTGGCTATGCGAGCCAGCACTAAGAATCACGCGATTGTACATATTGAGGGCAAACGTACCGAGGTCTGCATTCCCAGTCAGCGCCATGTTAATAGCTGCCGCAAGACGCCAGGCTAACGCCTCCATAAAAATGGCATCAAACATGTTCACATCTGTAACGCGAGAGACATACTTGAGCCATGCCTGAGGCTGGTCTGTGTAGATCAACTTTCCTGTTCCGTTGGTGTCTGCACCAACTTCGTACTGAACGCGCATTGGTGCTGCTGGATTGCGTACACCAGGAAGCATAATTTCAGTAATGCGCAGACAATCGGACGGGTACTGGTACGCATATTCCCAGTCAGGCGGTGGATTGCTCGTATCTGCAAGCGCCACGCGTTTGGTAGCAAAGTTCCAGTCAAAATCAGAAAGCACAGCATCACGGCAGGCCTCAAAGTGCAGCGAACATTCCCCCGCTTCCTTGCTGGCTTCCGTCAGGCTGTTAATGCTGCGGCTATTGCCAATATTGGACAGCGCGCAATTGCAGATCTCTACTACAGAGGCCATTACTCCCCCCCATTGCCGTACAGAGTTTCAGCCGCTGATTTTCCTACATCACCGGAAACAGGAGCGATAGCCATATCAGTGATCTGCAGATCGGCGCTGCGATTAACACCATCGTCAGTTTCTCTGGCAGACAGGCCTCGAATAACAGCCTTTGCAGTTATCATCACTTCTGTTCCGACGCCCTGAGGTTGCGCCTTCAGCTTATTCAATGTGTCGTTATTCAGCGTGATGCACAGCCCCCACGGGTATTCATCGCGAGTTCTGGTTTCTCCGCTCTCATCCTGGTAGATGTCAGTGCCTGTTTTGAGGTTTACGAGTTCCATATACACTCCTGCAATAAAGGGGCCGAAGCCCCTTGTCTGATTCGCGAGGCTTACACGCCCAGTTCTTTACGCTTATCTGCGATCTTCTCGCGGAGCGTTTCGGCTTTGGCGTTATGGTGTGGCTTCTCGTTAAAGAGCAATTCGTACTCTTCACGGAGCTTATCCAGTTCACCATCATCTGACACATCGTTGATGATTTTGGTGCTGGTTGCTGCCATTGACACCTTTCCTGCAACTTTTGCTTTTGCCTGTCTGGCTGCATCGTTAACAGGTTCCAGTGCGCTACCAGGCTCACCTTCGTATTCGATTTCTGCCCCCTCCGGCCACAGAGTGTTATGGATATGAGAGAGGCGCAGAACGCGGTATCTTGGTTTCTCACCTGACATCGATATCACCTTAACCAGTTACTTTTGAGCGGATCGGATACGGCGTATTGGCATCAACATCAAGACTGATACCAGCAGTGAATTCGCCAGCCGTTAGTGGGCCAGTTGCGACGGAGTAGTTAACACGCAGATATCGCTGAACACCGGCAGGCACCTTTGCAGAAACAACTCGTTTACCTGCTGTCAGGGCGGTCTTTGCCAGTGCGCCACTATCATAAATAGTGGTCCATGAGCTGTTATTCTCACTCGTCTGCAACTGGATGTTTACAGTTGCATCACCGCTTGCCGCGGCGGCTGTGTTAACCAGCGCCCAAAACTCAAGCGGGTAACCCACGCCGATATCACGATGTTTTCCGTCAATTGGACCGAGATCGATTACGTCAGTAGAAGCCGCGGTATTCGTAACCGCCTGAGCTTCGGAGAACATCAACAGTTTGTCGGTGATCATCTTCTTTCTCCATTAGTGGGTCTGTTACGACCCACAGGTTAATAACAGGCGTTACACCACGCGGGCTTCTGTTTCCAGAAGCGCATCAGTTTCACGGATTGGTACACCACGGAATGAAGTCCACCACTCGCCTTCTGTCTCTTTTACGCTGATCGCCAGAGATGTTTTCTCCAGAGATTGCAGATCAAGAGCCTGGCCTACAGTGCGGTTCATGTAGAACACCGGGCGACCCATGCCACGGTTTGGAATGCGATGCAGTGCTTTAACCATCAACTTCGCAATATTTGCGGCAGAGGAAGGTTCTGAAAGATTGCTGACATCGATGTTTGCAATGCGAACAACATAACGCCAGTCACGCAGAGCAAGTCCGTTATCCCATTTGTAATGGGTGCGATAGCCTTCGTACTTGCCGCCATTAGCATCTTCCAGTGTCACCTGGCCTTTATCTTCCATCTGGATGCCAGCCTTCTGCCCTTTCGGGAAGATGCCATGCACGGTGTTTTCTCCCCACACCACTAACCAGATTGAGGTGTTATCTGTACCCGTGCCACCAGCATCAATGATGTTCTGAGCATTACCCGCAGACAGGCTGGAATAGCGGGAGGACAGTCCCATAAACTGCTGAGGGTTAACGCTGGAATCACCATAAAACAGCGTCTGCGCCATCTGCTGATTCATCGCTTCAATAAATGCGCGGTCTTCAGACAGGCGGAATTCGGCAGTATTGCCGTTAAGATCAGCCAGTGACTTATCGACTTCAGCATAGGTTTCCAGCATGCCAACGGAATCGGTTACCTGCACTGTGGTTGATTTACTTGGCTGTACGCCATAGTTCAGCAAACGCCAGGTAGCTGAAGGTAAACCAGAACGAATGGTGGTTCGGTGTCCGGTAGGAAGGTTCCCTTCGACAAAAGGCATATCCTGAAGGATCGGGTTAGTTTGACCGAGAAGCTCGATAATCTTATCGACTTTCCCGTTTGGATCGACGCGCTTACCCCAGTCAGCCAGCGTTAGCGCAGTTAAGCCTTTAACAGCCATTGTCATTTCCTCTCTTATTTGCCATAGAGCACTTCGGCCGCACTACGCTGGCCTTCATTACCACCGGTGACCATGCCATCTTCAGACATCGCCTTTCCGATTTTCACGAACGTTTTGACCAGATCAGGGTGATTACCCAGCCCGGTGGTGTTCAGATATTCTTTGAGTTCAGGTGTCCCGAACTGGTCAAGCGCACGCTGTGCGGCGCTAAGGTTAGAAATCAACTTGTCGCCACCGATTTCTTTGTCAGCTTTTACATCCGCAGCCCACTGCTCGGTTGTTTTCTGCCAGGCTTCTGCCTGGCGCTGCTGAACACCTGCCAGAATCTTCGGATAAGCATCAACCAGCTTTTGCGCTTGCTCGTTGGTCAGGTTTAGTTCTCGCGCCACCGGCTCGAATTCCTTTAACGCTTCTGTATCCAGCTCTACGCCTTCGGCAGCCTGAAACTCGTACTTCTCCGGCGCACCATCCGGTTTATCGCCGTCCTTTTTTTCACCCTGCTTATCGCCATCAGCAACAGGTTGTGGCTTATCACCTTCCTGTTGTGATGGATCACCAACTGGAGCAGGGTTATCACCTGCAGGCGCTGACGGTTCTGACGCAGCCGGAGCTGCTCCACCATCGACTGGTTGCTCATTGCAAAGACGGCGATACAGCAAACGCTCAAATAAATTCATGATCACTCCTGTTCACTGGCCTCTTTGGCCATCTTCAAATACTGTTCAGGGCAATGCGCCATAACGCGCTGAAACAGTTCCAGCGCCAGATTGCGTTGCCCCTCATTAAATGCCATTGCCATAGCGTCCATCGGAGAGATAGCGGAAAACACCCGGCCTTTCTCCAGCACAGACCAGACAACGCGACGCCCCTGTTCACTGCTCATGACAAAGCGAATGTCATCAATTTCACGCTGCGCCATGTCACGTTGCTTACGGGCGTTTTCTTCTTTCAGTTGATCGTCTTCGTAATCTGTCATTGTGATTGCCCACCCTGACCACTAACTGCATTCGCCATAGCTGACAAAACACTCGGATCCGAAGTTTTAGCTTCGCTTAGCGTCTTGGCACCCTGTGCCGCCGCCATCCCCATCGCCATCATTTGTTGCTGCTGTTGCTGCTGTGCCCGTTGCTGGCGAGCCTGCTCAACCTGTTCCTGCGGAACAATGACGGTTGGAGACACTCCGGACATATCAGCGAATGCATCGATCGCCTGATCAACGTTGAGTTTGTCGAGAGCTTCTGGTTTCGCTTGCGCAAGTTGACCAATGAAGTTGACCGTAGACGCCAGACTGGACAGGCCGATAGACTTCTGCGCCTGAGCCATGACGGAAATGTATTCGACCTTCAGGGGCATACCCTCCATCGCGTCAGGCGGTGGCGGCAGCATGTTTTTACGCACCATCATCGAGAAAGCGCGGTCAATGAGAGGATTAAGACATTCGTCGTTCAGACGCTCCAGAACCGGACCCAACATCAGAAGTTTTTCTTCTTTCATTTCGATCACTGCTTCAACAGGCATCGAGCGGGTATTGATGTTCTGCAACATCATGAACAGATCGACAAAGTAGGCGCTGTTAATGATTTGGCGAGTGTCCTGAATGTCTGCCACCAGATCTGCTGTACTAGGGTTAACCAGATAAGCAGGCCTGAAACCATCCTGACCAGTAATCTGATCGATATACGTGATGTCGCCAGGAAGAAGGGAGGCGCGCTGATTCTTGAG